AGAAACCCGCAAATAAGATTGCCAAGCCCAAAGTGGCTAAAACAGTTAAAATGGTACGCAAAGACGGCAAGACCGCAGACGTACACCCCACAGAAGTAGAAAATTATCGCCTTGGCGGTTACGAGAAGGCTTAGACAATGACACTAATTGTTGAAGATGGTAGTCGTGTTGCAGGTGCTAATACATATATAAGTTTAGCAAGCTTTAAAGCATGGGCTGATGATCGCAATATAACTTATAGCAGTGACAGTCATGTTGAGGCGCAAATTTTACGTGCAATGGATTACATAGAAGGATTAAGCTTTATTGGATTTAGGGAAACATCAACACAACCATTGCAATGGCCAAGAGTAAATGTAGTAATTGATGGCTTTGCTCTTAATCCGTTTACAATACCAATAGATCTAAAGGTTGCAACATATGAAGCTGTTAAGACTGTAATTGATGGCGATAGCAAACAAGATCCTGTAGACAGACAAGTTGTTAGTGAGAGCGTTGATACAATATCTATTACATATAACAATACTGCTAGCCAAAATAGACAGACACCTGCATTAACAAGAGCCTTAAGAAAGTTAGTGCAATCACCTAACACAGTAATGCGTGCATAATTATGGCTCATGCAGGTTATAACTATTCACCGATAACGAAATCAGCCGAAGCACTCATTACTAGATTTGGTGAAGAGTTTACGTTTACTCGTACAACAGATGGCGCATACAATCCTGCTACGGGTGCAAAAGCACAAACAACAGCTACATATAAAAAGTATGCTTGTGTATTTGACTATAGTGACGCTGATAGAAGCGCAGAAACGGTGCTACAGGGCGATAGACGTATGTTAGCTGAAGGTTATACCTACGAAATAAATGATACTGTTGTAATCGGCACTGACACGTTTAAAGTCATTAGAGTTAATGAGATAAGACCAAATGGCAGTGATGTCGTTGCGGCCAACTTGCAGGTACGTAAGTAATGGCACGTAAAAGCAAAGGCAAGGCAAAAAAAGGCACTACAAAAAAAGATTTCGAGATGATTGTAGAACGATTAGTCGTAGAGTCGGAAGAAATAGTAAAAGGCACTATTTTATCTATGGGCAGTAAAATTATACAACGCAGTCCTGTTGGCAACTATAGATTATGGAAATCATTCCAGAAAACAGGTAAGCCGCCAAAGAATTATGTTGGTGGTAGATTTAGAATGAATTGGGTGTCAAGCATAAATACATTAGATGCAACACGACAAACTGGTACAGATCCATCGGGTATGGAAGCTATGACACGATTAAAAATGAAAGTAGATGATCTTGAAGCTGGTAATGTATTCTTTATGGCTAATAGTTTGCCTTACGCAATGGAATTAGAGTTTGGCCATAGTACACAGGCACCTAATGGCATAGTGCGCACAGTCTTACAAGACTACGCACAGGCTATTACTGAAGCAAAGGCAAAACGACCATGAGTACGTTCTTTAATGATATGCAAGCCGCGTTAGATACGCAACTTGGCACATTATCTGGTGGCTATGATATTGCATGGCCTAACATAACATACGAGCCAGTTGGTAATACTACATATTTGCGTGCTAACTTTTTACCATCAGATACATTACAGGTTAGTTTAGGTGCTAATGGTAAAGACGAAACACAGGCAATATATCAAATAGATATAGTAAGCCCCCGTGGTGCTGGCAGGTCAACATTAACAGATAGTGTAGCAGACCATTTTAAGCGTGGAACAACGCTAACTTATAACAATTTGAAATTGCGCATAAGGTCGGTTAGTATCGGCCCTGCAATAAACGACGGGGCATGGTTTTTCGTTCCTGTTTCCGTAAATATCAACGCATACACAGGAGCAAGAGTATGACTATAGCAAACGGAGCACAACATAGTATTGCCTATATTGCGGAAACGACATATGGCACAACCCCATCAAATCCTGCAATGAAACCATTTGGCAATACAGGAACAACACTTGGTATCACTAAAGATGGTATTGAAAGTGAAAAACTACGTGGTGATAGACAAGTTGAAGATTTTAGACACGGCAACAAGTCAATTAGTGGCGATGTATCAGCAGAGCTTGAATATGAGGCTTTTGACGATATATTAGAAGCCGTCTTATGCGGAACTTGGAACACTAACGTACTAAAAGCAGGTACAACACGACGGTCATTTACTATCGAGCGTAAGTTTGCAGATTTAACTGCACCAGAGTGGCATAGAAATACAGGTTGTGAGTTTAACACATTAAGCTTAACTGTAGCACCTAACGCAATGGTTGAAGCAAGCTTTGGTGTAATTGGTCAAAACTTATCTATTGGCACATCAGCAATAACAGGTTCATCTTATGCGGCTGATAGCACTAACAAGCCATTCGATAGTTTTACAGGATCTATACAAGAAGGTGGTTCAGCAATAGCAACAGTTACATCTATTGAAATGAGCCTTGAGAACGGTATAGAGCCACTATTTGCAGTTGGTAGCCAAACAACACAAAGGCCATCAATCGGCAAGTCACGATTAACTGGCACGCTTACAACGTACTTTGAAAGTAAAACATTATATGAGAAGTTCTTAAATGAAACAGAAAGCACAATACAGCTAGTGTTGACAGACTTAGATGGCAATTCATATACTATTGACTTGCCGCGTGTTAAGTACAATAGTGGACAGCCAGATGTATCAGGCGAGGGTGCTATAACAATAAGTATGGAATTTGTAGCATTGTATAATACAAGTGAAGCATCCCAAATTAAAATAACAAGGGCTGATGGTTAATGGAATTTAACAAACTAGCAACAGTTGATAAACATGAAAACGGGGCTGAGTGTAATATACTTGACCCCGTTACAAATAAGCCAACAGACTTCTATATTAAAATATGCGGTTCCGACTCTAAAATATGGCGTAAAGCTAAAAAGAAGCAAACAAGTGCAATAATAAATGCACGCGCTAACATGGAAGAAGGTCAAACATATGATGATATGGATATTGACTTTGATGCTATGGATATTAATGCACTAGTTGATGTTACATTAGGCTGGCGTGGTTTAGCTGATAATGGTAAAGAAGTTAAGTTTACAGCTAAAAAAGCTAAACAATTATATGAACAAGCACCTGATGTAGTAAAGCAACTATTAAGCTTTGTAAGTAATAACGAAAATTTTACGCAAGACTGATTGATGACTTTGTAAGCTTTGGCAGATGGTCAAACTATATGCAACAAAGGCCAAAAGGTTCAGAAATTAGTCGCTACGAAACACTAAAGCAAGTAGAAAAAAGCACAGGTAAAACGCCTAAAGATCTATTAAATGCACCAAAGCTAAGATCAGAAGCACAAGCAATATGGATACTGTTTTGCGAATTAACACAAGCAAGCTATACTGAACTTGCTTCATACGTAACAATGACAGGCATTTCATTAAGTCCTTGGGAAGTCGAAGCTGTTATGAAGTTGACCCGTTATATGGGTGAGGAGTTACAAAGATGGCCACCGAAATTGCAACATTAGTATTTGAAGTAGATACAAAAAATTTAACTAAAGCGCAAAAAGAACTAGCCGCACTTGGTAAAGTTACGCAGACTATTAATGGTCAAATTAAAAAAATACCTAAAGGTTTTGGAGATGGTGGTAAGGCAAGTGCGCAGTTTGGTCGTAAAGCGGCTATGGCTGGTATACAGTTTGAGCAAATGGCAGGTCAAATTGCTATGGGGCAAAATCCTATGCGTGCTGTTGGTGTGCAAGCGGCTGACTTAGGTTTTGTATTAGGCACACCATTATTAGGTGCAATCGTTGGTATATCTGCGGCAATAGGATCTGTTATGATACCTATGTTATTAGATGCTAATATGGGCTTGCGTAAACTAAACAAATTATCAGAAGAATTAACTGAAGTATTTAAAATAAATGAGCAAGGCGTTGTTGAACTAGCTGGCAGTTTAGATACATTAAAACAACAATTCGGTGAAGTTGCAGACCTTACATTAACTATTGCAAATATTGATGCGTTTATTGGTTATCGTAGTGCTGTAAAGAATTTAATTAAAGATTTTGATAAACTTACACCGCAGGCAAATAGTTTTGGTGATGCGGCAAAAAATATTGATAAAAGGTTAGCAAAGTCACAATTACGACAATATAATAAAAGACTAGCAAAAACAGCAGAAAAGTATGGCATATCAGTAGATGAAGTGCATAAATTAGAAGATGCATTAGCAAATTTAAAAGCTGGCGAAGATGGTGCGGCTATGTCTGCAACTAAACTATTTGATAGTATTTTAGGCGCACAAGAAAAACCTAACAAAGCATTAAGAAATTTAGCTGAAAGCATACGTGACAATAGTAAAGCATTTGCTGAATTTAATGCCTTTAAAAATAACACGATTGATTTAGATAAGCAGTCATTAAGTATTGGTGAAAAGTTAATAAAGTCGTTAAATGAACAATTCTTAGTTGCAACAAACCAAGAACGAGAATTATTGAAGTTAAAAGGCATAACAGAAGAAGCTGAAATACAAGAAATATTAAGGTTAAGGCAAGCAATTAAAGATGAAAAAGCAAGAACTGACGCAACAAAGAAAGCCGCACAAGAAAGAGCAAAAGCATTCGAAGCTGAAATGCGTGCGCATGATAGTACATATAAAGCATTATTAACTAGCCAAAGCAAAGCAATAGATGACTTTAATAAACAGCAAGATGACGCTGATAAATTAATGGATAGATTAATAAATGAAGAAGGGTTGATACGTAAGAGCCATGACAGGCGACGTGAAATAATAAATGAGAATACAGTATTGTCACAAGAACAACGCAAAGCATTAATAACAGAGTCAGAAGCTCGTATGAATGAAGAACTATTACAGATGCAACGTGACCAAACTGTTAAAAGTCTAACTGAGAATGAATTATATTGGGCAACGTGGTTAATGCAAGCTGAAACTACAATGACAACCTTTAATGATATAACTAAAGAAGGAATAGAAGCGTTTGAAAGTGGTTTTGGCAGTGCCTTTGAAAAGATAATTATAGACGGTGAGAGTGTAAAAGGTGTTGTATCAGGTATCTTTGAAAGCATGGCACGCGCACAAATAGCGGCACTAGGAAAAATGGCGGCAGAACAATTAACACAAATGTTAGTTGGTAAAGCATTAGCTAAAACTACGGCTTTGGCTGGTGCTCAAGCTATGATAGCTAACGCAACAGCACAACAACAAATGGCAGGTTTAGCGGCTTTTGCGTCTACAGCCGCAATACCAATTACTGGCCCGTTAGGGGCGGCGGCGGCACAAGCGGCGGCTATCGCGGCAACTGCTCCTGCTGTACTTGCAATAACAGGTGCGGCAAATGCTGGTGCAATGGGTAAAGCTACAGGCGGTCAAGTATTTCCGAATAGACAATATATAGTTGGTGAGCGCGGCCCTGAGTTATTAACTATGGCTGGTGGTCAGCGTGGTCGTGTTACACCAAACCATATGATGGGTGGTGGGCAATTAAAAGTCACTGTTGAAAATTATGGTAGTAGTAATATTAGCGTGCAGAAAATTAGCGAAACAGACGTGCGTATAATAGCAAGAGAAGTAGCAAGCCAGACAGTACAGCGTGAAGCACCAAGAGTTATTGCGACAGATATAGCAAACCCCAATGGCAGAGTAAGTAAAACATTAGCAAATAATACAAGCACACAGCGTAGGCGTTAAGATGACTAAATTTGCTATTACACCAAGCAGTGCAAGTTATAGCTTTAGCGAACGAGCAGAGACTATTGGTGCAGTCTTACAGGGTGGACTTGGTAAGTACAGACAAACAGTAAAGAACCCATCAGCAGTTGTATCGGTAAGCTGGACATTTGATGTAGGTGGTTATAATTACTTTAAGGCATTTTATGCAACGTATAGTAAAAGCGGTTCATTACCTTTTGAGATTGACCTAGCAATAGATGGAACTGCACTAGAACAATATACAGCATACTTTCTTGATAATAGCATAAGCACAAGTGCAGTGAGTGGCACAGATTATATTGTACGAGCTAGTTTAGAGCTTAAGGCAAAGCCATTAACAGCATCAGGAACGCCTAGCACGCCTTACAAGCTTAATTATATACCTAACCAAGCCTCGTATAGCATAGATACACGACAAGAAACAATAGCAATACCCTTAGAGGGCGGTACAAGCAGATATCGCAAAGATCTTATTGATGCAGGTACTATCGCGAATGTTAGTTGGTTATTAAATACAACCGAATATGCAGACTTTAGAGAGTTCTATAAGCTTACTACAAGTGCGGGAACAACAAGCTTTAAGATTGACTTAGCTATAAACTACGGAACATTAGAAGAATATGACGCACGCATAATACCAGACAGCCTATCTACATCTAGATATGCAGATGGCTTCTTTAACGTACAAGCACAATTAGAATTAAATGCTAAAGCAAGAGATACAGACGCCGATTTAATTGCATTGGTCTTATTGCCAGAGTACGGCGAAAATTATGCAACCTTGTTCCCACCAGATGAAAATGATATAGATATAATAATAAACACCGACTTTCCGAGTTATTTAAATGTCTGATTATACCGAGTTCTATTTAAACAGTGACAGCAATATAGTACAGCTAGAGACTATAGAGCTATCGCATAGTGACTTCACACAGACTTATCGTGTAGTAAGAAATGCGACCAATGGCATTACAGCAACCACAGAGACAGGTGCAAGTGTTGCTTTTACATATTATCCATTAGCTATTGATGCAGGTGAAACAAGAGAGAATTTAGACCAGTCATTTAAAATTACATTAGGTGATTTAGGTGAGATATTGCCAGCTGAATTAGATGCAGTAGCAACCGCAGATGGGTTTGACGAAAAGCCAGTATTAATTTACAGAACATATAGGTCAGACGTATTAACAGCACCACTATTTGTAGTAACACTACAAGTTGAAAGTTTTACCTTTAACGAGCAAGGCGCAGTCTTTGAAGCAAAAGCACCTAGTTTAAATATAAATAAGACAGGTGAAACATATACCTTTGCACGTTTCCCAATGTTACGTGGCTTCTTATAATGCGTGACGAGCTTTATCATAAGACTTATGACAAGAATAACTATAACTGCGCACACTTTGCACGCGATGTATATTTAGCAGAAACAGGTAAAGATATTAGTGACACATTGTCAGGATTTCTATTGCCGCCAAGTAAACGTGTAGTAGATATGACAAAAAGACATAGATTAGTAAAATTAGACAGACCCGTCAGCCCATGCCTAGTTATAATGCTTGGCAATAAGATTGAGCCACATGTAGGTGTATTTCTACGTAATAAACTGATACATATAACTAAGCGTGGTGTTATGTTTGTTTCATTAGCATATGCAACATATGGTTACAGTAAGTTGGGTTATTACAAATGTTAAAGCAAGTTATTATAGCAGAGAACGCATTAGATCCAACAACATGGTCAACGCATTATACTAACAATATTACCGACTTGCTTATGGAGCGTTATGACAACTTCCCATCTACAGCACGTATATTTCGTAATGCAGTTAGTTTAGATAATGACGTTACACCTAACAATCAGCAACAGATAGACGAACTACACAAAATAACAGACCCATTATATGTAGTAGAGTTTCCATCTGGTCTCAGTCCGCTTGCAGTTGCTATAATTGGTGCAGTATTATCTATTGGTGCATCACTAGCAATAAGCTTCTTATTAAAGCCACCATCACCAACACAACGCAACACACAGACTGAAAGCCCAAATAACGGATTATCAGACCGAGAGAACAAAGCTAGAATATTAGCACGCATACCAGACATATTTGGCAAAGTTAGGTCAACACCAGACTTGCTTAATGTTCCATATAAAGAATTTATTGACCATCAAGAGGTTGAGTTTGCCTATATGTGCGTAGGTCGAGGTTACTATGACATAGCGGCTGATAATGTAAAAGATGGCGACACAAAGTTTAGTGATATTGCAGGAGCTTCTGTAGCAATATATCCACCAGATACATCACCTAATAATGGTAGCGCACAGTTAACAATAGGATCAGCTATAAATGAGCCAGTGTTAAAGTCTGTTAGAAGTAATGCGGCTAATGGTCAAACATTGAAAGCACCAGACGCGGCGGCATTTAATGGCAACAATAATACAAAGTTTGTATATCCAAATCAAATAACTACAACAGCGTCAGGCATAGATTTTACAGAAGAATTTGTATCAGGTGCAACATTAACAGTAACTAATGCTAGTTATACAGCAGTGGTTGGTACACAAGGTTCACAACTCACACGTAGTGTAAAATGTAAAATAGCCTCTAATGGTTACGATGGCGAGATAATATATACATCTGGTAATGCAACAAATGATTTTAGCGTTAATGATAGTATAAGACTTGCTTTTGCATTGTTTCAAACAGATGATAATAGCACATTAAATCT